ATTCCAGAGATTTTGACATCACAACTTCATTTTGTGTTGGGCGCAAATCGCGGCACGTCACAATGACACTCTCTACAGTAAATTTATCATCATTCAGGGCGCCGTCGCCCAATCCGTTCAGTATGGCGGCTTGATTCGGTTTAAGCTGTACTTGATCAATAAAATTTCTCAAATTTAACTTCATTAATTCGTCAGCATCCCCAATAACGGTCGACCCCTCTTCCTCTTGGATAAATTCGCGCCAGTTTTCCGTCATAAGCTTGTGCTTATCAAAGCTGCACCACAGTTTGCTCATTTATTTATTCCCCAACACATTATTCAAAGCTCGATTAATTCGGTCAGCTTTGGTAAAAATATTGGGTTCTGATAGAGTTTTCCCTTCACGCAACTCCATATATGCGTTGGGGGTAGACGGTTCGGAAACGAAGTCAAAACAAATAAGTTGGAAATCCTCTTCTACAATTGTCCCTTCGCGGCCTCATGAACTGACCCTAATCCCCGCGATGATATACCCAGCTTAACTCCAGAATCAACAAGTGACCGGAGAATTTTTCCGGAGGGTGTATCCAAAACTTTAGCTTTCCCCATTACTTTGGGTCCATCCATAAAAATATTGACAATCATATGAGAAGCATTTTTAAGATTAATGACAGAATCATCCGGGTGATCTAATTCTCCCAAAGCGCGATTCTCATCAACTAATTTTTGATAATTTTTAATTTCTCTTGCCAAAACTTTGGTAGGGTATACTCGGCCATTTCCATTTTTGGTATCTCCACATTGAAGCATGCCCACAAGATACATTCCTCCATTGGCGACTTCGGCCTTCTCGGATTCAGTTAATAAATCCTGACAAATGCCGCCATCACAAAGTTCATAATATTCTCTGAGCAAAACTTTAGACATGTCTCTATTTCCTTTAAATTAAAATGCGGGCGCCACCCGCGCGGGCATACAGCCGTTTTTGCATAGACGAACTGGCTGGAGCATCCATCTTTTTAACGTTTCTAACATTTTCTAATCACCCCCTTTCTGGTGATGTATGTTAAAGCCACAATCACCGAAAATCATATTTAAAATATATGAAGTTCCTGAACTTATCCACCCACAAATTAAAAAATTTATAACTGTAAGTTCATAGGTAAATAGTTCTGTGAAAGGGTTTATACCGCACAAAAAGACTCCAACCCAAAAACCGATGCACATTGGGCATCTCCAAAAATATCCTTCCGGTCTAATCTTGCCAAAGATCTTTCCATAACAGAGAAGTTGAGTTAAACCATAGGCCGTTAACACAAAGTAAAGAAGAGACATTATTTTTTCTTTTGGTTTTCAAGCATATAACTCATCCAATAGGGAGCGTAGTTATATCCGGGGCGTATTGTCCCCTTCTGGGCCATCTGGGGGACTTCACCTAGTTCAGTGGAGTCTTCCTCCGTTGGCTCTGTAAGATAGTCATCCATCATTTGTTCGTAATCTTTAATATAATCCATATATGGTTTTTCGTGTTCTATGAACTCGGAAATTCCATATAGAAGATAACTTACCGTATCGTAATCTTCATTTATAGACTCTGCTATCATAGCTTCTATAGACCCGAAGATATTACCTCCTCGAATTGAATCTAAAATAATGAGTCCCTTTTTTCGTAAAAATTCAAATAATCTATTTTGAGAATCATAAAGTGTATCGGTTGCCTTTTCTTTAGGGAAAGTCAAAATTTTCTTTTCTTTTAAAAGCAGCGCGATATCCATATCATCATGATCATAAATGAGTATATTTCCATCCAAGGTTCGGCGCGCTTCTAATTTAAGAGTTATTTCTTCTTTTTTTCTTCCGACTTTGATTGTGATAGCCATCAGTGCTTGATTTCCTTTACTAAATTCTGAATCTTCAAAATATCTTGAATCAACGGGCTATCTATGGGACGTTTGGAAGTATTATTCAAAATATTTAAAACATCTTTCGTTTTTTGAAACATATCTGAATCGTTTTGGATTTCTTCAAGTTTGAGAGAGTGTTGTATTTCTATTTTAAGGCGCTCTATCTCTTCATTCAGAAATACACGCATTTCCGTCCCCCCGTCGTGGAAAGAAGAAATATATTTATGGAGTAACTTTTTTTGCTCATTTATGAGACCATCCGCATATTTATGATTAAAGTTTTTGACAAATGTCTTTAAAGTTAAATTGCTAATCGGCTGTAGGAGTTGTTCCTCTTTGTTCTCTTTGATTACCATTTGATTTATAATTTGTTTTTCTAGAAGAACCCTCTGTTTGGTTTTAGTGTTTGGATTAAAGATTTGATAAACACTAGCCACATTACGATAGTTGGGGAGAAAAATAGTAAAAGCGCTCTTGGAAATATGTTTATTAATTTTACTGATGAGTGTAGTTTGTTCACAAAATAGTTGCTTGTGATCAATAGTACAGCGCTGCATTCTGCATTCAAAAATAAGTTTTTCGGCCACATCTATTTCTATACCCTGCGTCTCTAAGAGAGCTTTATAAAGTTCTAGCTCCCGGCCCAGCGCGCTGTTGCTTTTAAAATTTTCTTTAATAAGAGATAAAATAATCTTCTTTTGCTTGGCATCTTTTTCGATAATAGATTTAGTGAGTTCCCTCACCAATACTTCAAAAATAAAAGCCGTATTACGTTTTTTATTATGCTTCATCTTCATTTATCTTAATCTCCAGATTACTTAACTCTGCTATTAAAGTTTTTACTTCGTTGGAAGCTTCGAATAATAGATCCTCTTCTTGATTATAAGTAGATTCCTGGTGTTCGTAAATCCCTTTTCCCAAACTCTTTAACCCAGGAGAACCCGGTAACCACGTTTTTGGTTTTGGGATCCCCTTTGCTCGGTAATTTTGGGGGCGCCCGTTTCTGCCATCACCAGATGCATGTTTAACTGATGTATATGTGTGGCCCTTTGCTGATGGTCTTGTTGACTTATGGGTAAGTACCTTCCCTGTCTCAGAGTCGCGTTTGGCCGGCGGGGCGGCCAAAAGCGTAGTGTCTTCATCACCTCCCGTTGCGTCGGTGGCGGCAGCGGGGTCGACACCAAGGTCTCCTCCTTCTAAGTCTCCTCCAAGATCTCCTCCTTCCAGGCCCATGTCATCGCCAAGGCCTCCTCCTAGATCTGCGGATAACCCCTCGCCGGCGGACCCCGCGAAAGCCTCTGATTCTGCCATAGATTCAGCGGCCGCATTCACTTGGGCTTCGTATTTGCGATCAAAAAAGATCTCACGCTGATTCCTTAAAAATTCCTCTTCTGAAAGCCCAAAAATATGTTCAGAAACCCAGCGCCTTGAAAAGAAATTTTCTGTCGCTCCTCCGGCAATTTCGAACTTGGCTTTCCAATGTTCCATTTCTTGTAATTCGGCAATTTTCGAAGGATTATTAAGTTTTAATCGAAAACTAACTAAATCATCTCCTCGAAATCCCAATGTATAGAGATGCACGATGCCTATTTTTTCCAGTTCCGAAATAACCGCTCTTTGTAGTCTCTGAACAGTTCTCGAAAAACGTACATCTTTTTGAGCCAAAGTAGTTTGATCTTCGGATGATTCCCGGTCGGCAGATAAATACGCAGGAGGTATTTTAATGGCTGCGAAAAGTTTATCACGCAAATATTTAACATCATCTATATCGCCCGTAAAGGCGCCGCCTGCAAGTTGTTCAATTTTTGATGAATCGTTGCCACGGATAGGAACAAAAAAGTCTTCTTCCACAGACAAAGGGTTATATCTAAGATCCACGCGTCCAGTATTAGAATCTACCACTTGATTCCTTTTCATGGCTGTAATAGTTTTTTGGATATACTGTTCTACATCTTGCGGGGCAATATTTCCTACATCCATATAAAAAACTCTTCGTTCTGCGGAGCGCACAATTCGGTAGGCCATCATTGCATCCTCCATTAGAACGAGTTGGCGCCAGATACGGCGGCCGCCCTCTAAAACAGAGGTCCCATAGGGGGCATATTTATCATTTCCTAAAATACGGAAATGGGCCACTTGCCAATTTTCGAAAGTCATACCAGCCGAGTTCCATTGATATTGGATATATTGAGGATTTGTTGGATCTTCGCCTTCGAGACGTTCTACTTCTTTTATAGGAAGAGCGATTGCCTGTTTAATCCCCAAACGTTCATCAATATCCAAATAAAGCATAAAGTCTCCGAATTTAACCATGGACCGGCACCAACCAAACAAATTATGTTCTAGATTAAGCACATTTGTATAAAGAGAGTGTAGTACTGCACGTATTTCTTCATTAGGGCATTTAATATGTAACATAGATTCTAGCGATGAGTGAGTAGTCATTTCATCGGCATAAATGTCTAAACCCGAAGCCAGTTCTGGCATATATTCCATTTGTTCATAATCTGTGTATCGTTCGGCACGGTTTTGTTGTGCCATGATTTTAGAATGCATGACATCAAAAGGACTATACTCCGATTTCCGGAATTGCTGACCCGATGCCGATCTGAATTCTGTAGCATATCGATCTAGAGAAGTACGACGAATTTTACGATTCTGTTGGGTGCGCCAATTAGTAATTGGGCCCGAAAAAAGTCTAGTTAGCCGTCGAAATAGTTCTGATTGGGGGTTAGCGGGATTGTTTTTTGTGCTGTCTGCCATTTTTTATCCTTTAATGAGCCATGAATACTGTTTATAATCTTCTTTAAATTGAAAGAGTTTTTCATCTACAGCTTCTTGGCGGTTATATCCTTCCATTCCTGGCATTGTGGTGTTGATTCTAGTATTAACTTGTACCATTGAATTTAAGCATGCCTTTGTATATTCTAACTCTTGTTGATTAACAGTTAGGGCTGTGTCGCGGACCCAACATGCTATTGCTAGAGAGATAACAAGATCATCATTATAACTTCTCATTGCTTGTGGCTTACCGTTGTGCCAAATAAACGTTTTTAACTCATTGATTAGTCGCATTGAATATACATTAATTAGTTTGTTTCTTATAAATTCTTCTAATTTTGCGACAATTAGGGGGCGCGTTTTACTTGAAGTGGTAAATCCTAATACTGCGTTAGGTTGATTTTCTCCACGGTAACTTTCAATAAATTCGTGGGTTCCCTTGATAGAATAATAAAGATTAGAATATCCTAGCTCATTTAATTTTTCCAAAACTGAAATGCCTATACCTACGTTTTCAACGACGAGTAAGCAATTCCCATATTCTTTGGCCGCCTGGAAAAGAATATTGGAAAACATATCTAAAGTCGGCTTTCCCTGATATTCTACTACCACTTCCATCGTTTCTAATTTAATTATATGGAAAACCGAATAGTCAACACCGTCTCCTCGGGCTACATCCCCCACCAAAAGATAGGAGTTCTCCGGTTTATATTCTTCCCAAATCCACATATTGCGATCAAAAGAAGTTTTATATTTGGGAGCTTTCGCCATCGTAGTCAGGTGTGCAATATCCTCGGGATGTATGACAGTTTCTCCAGAAGTATTGAAATTACATTCTAATTCTTGAGCAATTTCTCGGCGCGACATGTTTCTGGTTTCTTTTTGGAACCATTCCTCGTCGCGTTCGGGGTGGATATCCCACAGGAGTTCCAAAGGATGAAAATCATTATTTCCTTCT